GTGTCTGCCTTAGGACAATCAGCAGGTAAAGCAGTTGGTACTAGCATACAAGGCGCACTTAACTCTGTTACAACATCAATTACAAACGCATTAAAACCTGATTATAGTAATACAGCAAACGCAATACCAATACAACAAAGTACAGGTAATTTAACTGATGATTTGTGCCACAATACTTTTGCTGCTAGCAGTACAACCCTTTTAGTAGGAGAAGGCGAATTAACCCCTCTTGCTCAAAATATAGCTAGTGGACAAAACGCTGCCGAAATTGCCGCAGGAGCATTAATATTACCAGGTGGAATCGGTTCAACGGCAAGCACAGTAGATTTAAGTGATACTACAAATAGCAATTTACCAGGCTCAACATCTATTGCGGTACAAGCACAAAACGCATCTTCAGGCAACAATGGATTACAAGAAATAGAATTAAGTCCAAACGCTCAATATCAAGTAGACACAACGCCGAGTGGTGCTGACGCATTTAATCCTGATGCTTGGAATGATAACACACAGGCAACAGACGAGGAGATAGCGCAATCACAGCTTAACAGTGAAATAGCAAGTGTGGCGGTTGCTCCAGATCAAATTACTAGCAGCCCATTACAATCGCTAGTTAATAGTTTAACAAATTCGGGTGCTGCTCAAATGTTTGCAGGTAGCAGTTCAGTAAGTGGAGGAAACGGCGGTAGCACAGCAACTGGTGGTATAATTACTCCAACAGTAGCAACTAATACCATTGTTAGAACAGCAGTCAATGCTGCTGTATTAAGAATTTTAAACGGTGTTGCCACACCTCCTACTTTATTGGGAGGAACTTTCACAACACCAAACTTAAAGACAGCGGCTTCTATAGCTACAGCACAAACGGCCGCACAAACATCAAGCAACAACTTAATTGCGTTAAACAGTCAAGTTACAAATGCTTATAATAATTTACAATATGCTCAAAATAATTATCCACAGGGCGATCCAAGAATTATTCAAGCACAACAAACGTACACAGCTTTGAAACAAACAACTGCTGGATAAATATTAAAAGAGTAATGATATGCCAAACTATATAGGTTTTTCAACAATACAAGCAAACGATCCTAGAACTACTACTTTAAATAGTGGCACAGGTGTAGCGCCTGGCAGCGTATTAAAACCTGTTAGTTATGGTAACAAATTCATGTTAGTAGATGAACAATTAATTATAAGAGACTTTTTAAATAGTTTAAACATACCACAGGGACAAAAAGTAGGGCAACCGCAATATGGAACCACACTGTGGTCATTTATTTTTGAACCAAATAGTTCTGATACTCAATATCAAATAGAAGCAGAAATCAAAAGACTTATAGATTTAGACCCTAGAATACAGTTAGGATACGTTCAAGCGTTCCCTCAAGAAAATGGAATATTACTTCAGGTTCAAATTTCAATAAATCCATTCAATAATCCAGGGGTGTTAAACATTTATTTTAACCCTAACACCAATAGCGCAGTCTTACAATAAAACATAAAAAACTGCGTTTTTAGGTACGATAAATAATTAAAATGGATTAAATTATGGCATTATCAAGTAATAGACAAAGCAATCTTTTTGGTATAAATTACTGGACACAAGTCTACCAAACTTATGCCGGCGCTGATTTTACAAGTTATAACTATGAAACTTTACGTCAAAGTTTTATCAATTATATCAAAATTACATATCCAGAAACATTTAATGATTATATTGAAAGCAGCGAGTTTATTGCTTTACTTGATGTTATAGCGTTCATGGGGCAAGGTCTAGCGTTTCGCAACGACTTAAATGCCCGTGAAAACTTTATTGATACAGCAGAACGTAGAGATAGTGTAGTTAAATTAGCAAATCTTGTAAGCTATACTCCAAAACGAAACTTAGCTGGACAGGGTTATTTAAAAGTAGTTAGCATACAAACTACACAGAACATCACAGATTTAAATGGTATTAACTTAAGTAATATTCCTGTACTTTGGAATGACCCAAGTAATCCAAGTTGGCAAGAACAATTCAACACAATAGTTAATGCTTGTTTAATTAACAGTCAATTTGTTGGTAGACCTGGCAACACAGCAGATATTTTAGGCGCGACAACAAGCGAGTATGCTATTCATATTCCTAACAACACACTACCAATTGTTCCTTTTACAGCAACGATTAATGGCGCAAGCAACAATTTTGAATTAGTTAGCGTTAGTAGTGTTGGTGAAAGCTATATCTATGAACTTCCACCAGCACCCACAAGTCAGTTCAATATGTTGTTCCGCAACGATCAACTTGGATATGGCAGTCCAAACACAGGTTGGTTCTTCTATTTCAAACAGGGAACATTGCAAAATTATGCATTCACAATAGCACAGCAAATCGCTAACCAAACAATAGCAATTGGCAACATACAAGGCGTTAACAATACAGATACTTGGTTATATCAAGTTAGTGATAGCAATCAAAGTTTGGGTCAATGGACACAAGTAGATAACATTTACGCTAATGCTTACTTACAAAATCAAACTAATGGAAGTATGCGTAGCATATTTTCTGTGACATCAGGATTTAATGATACAGTTACATATGTGTTTGGTGACGGCGTATTCAGCGAAATCCCAGTTGGCAATTTCATTAGCTATGTACGCAGTAGCAATGGATTAACATATACAATTTATCCTAGCGATATGCAGGGTGTAGCTGTTTCTTTCCAATACGTTACTCGTTTAGGCACAGTTGAAACATTAACTTTTAATTTAGAATTACAACAAACTGTCAGCAATGCTCAAGCAAGAGAAACAATTGCTGATATCAAACAAAGAGCACCAGCTGGTTACTACACACAAAATCGTATGGTAAACGGTCAAGACTATACAAATTTCCCATATAGTTATTACAGTTCAATTATTAAATCAACAGCAATTAACAGAAGTAGCATTGGTATTAGTAAAAACATAGACCTATTAGACAGTACAGGCAAATATAGCAGCACCAATAGTTTTGGTGATGATGGCGCACTTTATCAAGATAACTCATTAGGCTTTTTAAGTTTAACAATTAACAGCAACAGTGACATTATTATATTTTTAACATCAACATTAAGTGCAGCATTGGCAAATTTAAAAGCAAATCAATATTATGTTCAGTATTATCCTAGATATACATTAAGTTTATCTACAGCGCCTGGTGTTATATATTGGCAAAACAGCACAGTCGATGTCAGTAGTGGTAGTGGGTATTTTTATTATGTCAATGGCGACCAAAATATCCCAGTACAAGTAGGCACATATTCAACAACATATCTAGAATATGTAACACAGGGCGCACTATTATACTTTACAGCTCCAACTGGATATTATTTTGACAGTAACCACAGATTAGTTCAAGGTGTTCCAGGACCAAGTGACACTACAGGTTTTTGGACAGCGACATTAAATGTTATTGGTGATGGTAGCAACAATGGCATGGGAAGCTTTGCCAATGGTACAGGTCCAATTACATTAAATGGCTATGTGCCAAACACAGCTATATTAACAACTATCATACCAACTTTTGGCAACACACTGCCAGTTGATATTATACAACAAGCAACAATTAAATTACAATTACAATTAAGTTTTAGTTTAGTATTTGATAACTCAATTCCAATCAACCAAGAACGCTGGTCAATTAGTTATTATAACGATCCTAATGCTTTTGTAAATTTCTTGAGTACGGCTGTAGGTGGTAATAACACATATACAGTCACATACAAACAATTAACTTATTACTTTGGTAGTGTTAGTGAAACAAGATTTGCTAGCCCAAGCGATACAATTATCTATGATCCATTTTCTGGAAAAATTTTACAAGATTACATTAATATATTACCAACTAATACATTGCCATTTAGCAATTCATCACAAGCTGTTCCGTTAAAAATAAGTATTACAGGTCAGCCTATTGAACCAGATGGTTACACAGATGACTTTGAAGTAGAAGTATCTGCTACAAGTATTAACAATCAACAATTAATTTTAAATCCTGACTTCTTTAGTTTTGTTACAGGATATAATCCTGATTCTAACAACTATGGCGTGTACGTATTTTTCCAAACAATTACAGATGCGTTCAATTTAACAAGATATACATTAATTCCTACATCAGATGTTGTCTATCAATATTCCACAAGTACACAAATTGAACTTGTAAAATATGAATACCCACTTGGACAAATATTCTTTGCCTATGGAGAAACTGATAGTTTAGGCAACACTGGTATTTTCTTTACAACAGTACAAAGTCCAACATCATTAACACCTGACTATTCATTAGTTGTAGCTCCAAACTATAGTTATAAAACAGGCAGACAAGGATTGTTCTATCAATACAGACATAATAGCAATAACACAACTCGTATTGATCCTACAACAACAAATATTATTGACTTGTATCTAGTAACACAAAGTTATTACACACAATATCAAAATTATATTCAAGATACCACAGGTACAATACCAGAACCGTTAATGCCAACTATTGATGAATTAAATCAAGACTATGGTCAATTACAAGATTATAAAATGGTAAGCGATAGCTTAATTCCAAACAGCGTAGTGTTTAAGCCATTGTTTGGTCCTAAAGCTAACCCAGCACTTCAAGGTACTATTAAAATAGTTCCAGTTGCTAATACAAGTGCTAGCAATAGTGAAATTATAAGTGCTGTACTTTCAGCAATGAATGATTATTTCAACATAAATAATTGGAATTTCGGTGATACTTTTTACTTTAGTGAACTTGCTGCTTATTTACATAATACTGTTGGACAGTATGTAAGTAGTGCTGTATTAGTTTCAAATGACCCAAGTCAACCATTTGGTAGTTTATATGAAATTTATTCAGCACCTTATGAAATTTTTGTAAATGCCGCAACCGCTAATAACATTGTTGTAATACCTGCCCTTACACCAGCAGAATTACAGATTGCTGTGTAGGATAAATATTGGAAATGGCACCATTAATTAGAACTTTAGATTTTTTACCAGAGATATTTCAAACAACTACTAACCAACAGTTTTTAGGTGCTACTCTCGATCAATTAGTAAATCCACCTAATTTAGAACAAATACAAGGCTACGTAGGCAATCGTTTTGGATACGGTGTTAACGCTAATGATTATTATGTAACAGAACCTGATAGAACAAGAACAAACTATCAACTTGACCCAGGTATTGTTTTTACTCAACCAAATACAAGTACAGCCAAAGATTTTATAAGTTATCCTGGTATTATTGATGCTGTAAATCAAAATGGGGGTATAGCAGACAATAATAATAGATTATTCAATGGTCAATTCTATTCTTGGGATAGTTTTATTAACCTTGACTCATTGATAAACTATAATCAATATTACTGGTTAGATGTAGGTCCTCCAGCTGTAACAGTTGGCGCAGGAACTGTTTATAGCACAGAAACATTTGTAGTGACACCAGAACCAAGTGGCTATCAAATTGCTTTAGCAGGAGCACTAGGCGGTAGTATTAATCCTACTATTACATTACTAAGAGATGGTGTCTATGAATTTATTGTAAATCAAAATACACAATTTTGGATTCAGGGCGAACCAGGAGTTTCTGGCAAAAGCGCAAACAATCCAAATCAAAGTGTAAGACAAATTTTAGGTGTTAACAACAATGGCGCTGAATCAGGAGTAGTAACATTTACTGTTCCTCCTGCCGACGCACAAAATGGATACAATTTCCCTGGTAACAATCTAGTAAGTGTTGTCAGTAACGTTTCATATGAAAATTTAAATGGTAAACCCTTATCGTCATTACAAAATATTGATGGTGTAACAAGTCTTAATGGCTTAACAGTAATGTTTTATGATACTGGAGTACCAAATGAGCAGGGATATACATCAAACTTTTTAGATTATACTCCATATGCTGAAAACGATAATGATATCACAGCACCTCAAAATATTACAATTACAAGTACATCAAGCACAGGCAATGTAATTACATGTAATAGTACAACAGGAATGTTTGTAAATCAAACAGTTGCTTTTACAGGTACACCAATTGGTACAATTATTCCTTCACTTACTGATAGTCAAGGTAATATCACACAAGCTGTATTATATTATGTCAGTGAAATTGTTAGTGCCACAGAATTTACAATTAGTTTAGTAATTGGTGGCCCAGTTGTAGCAATGCAGAACGCAACTGGCACTATGAATTGTCAAATCAATGCTATGGAATACGAACAAGGATACTATAGCGTTGTAAATTCAAATTTCTACAAAATAACATATATTGGAGATCCAAACAATCCTATTATTAGCTTGAGCGTAGCAGGACAAATCCCAGTAAATCAAAAAATTACAGCAGTATATGGTAACACATACGGCGGATTAAATTTCTTCTTAGATCAATATAACAATATTGAAATGATACCATACATTTCTGCTCCATTAACAACACTATACTATCAAGACGGTACAAATCCTGATCAAGTTGGTGTAATTAAAATTGCTGATGCTAATATTACAAATCAAATTGATATTGAAACAGAGATATTAGGTAAAAAGAATTATACAGCAAGCAATGGTGTAGTCTTTACAAATGGATTAAAAGTACAATTTGTAGGAGATATTATTCCTTCTAGTTATTTGACTGGTCAATATTATGTACAAGGTGTTGGTGTTGCTATTGAATTATTACCAGTTACAAATTTTGTCGTACCAGAAAAATTCACAGGCGACATTTTAACTCCATACGCTAGTACAAACTATGACACAGCTAACTATGACGATAGTTTGTATATTCCTGTTACCCCTGATTATATTACTATTGCCAGAGAAGCAATTAATAGAAATGCTTGGTCTAGAGGTAATCGTTGGTTCCACATCGATGTTATTCAAGCTACAGCACAGTATAACAATGATCCTAGTATCTTAACAACATATGCTAATGAACAGTTTAAAGCAGTAAGACCTATTATTGAGTTTTACCCAAATCTAAGATTGTTTAACAGTGGCACAGTAGGCAAAGATCCTATTGACTTTATTGATTTTAGAACAACTGACTGTTTAAATCAAGTTGCTGGACAATATGTATATTATCCTGACGTTGATGTTTACACAACATACAATGCTACACTTGACGCAAGTTCACTAAATGTTAATAGTGGTAGTTTAGTAGTTGGACAAAACTATGTTATTACAAGTACAGGTACTACTAATTGGAATACAGTAGCAGGTACTACAGGAGTAACATACCAAGCAGGTATGATTGTTAATGTTGTTACAACAGCATCAGGTACTGGAACAGCTAACGCATTATTTACAACAGCAACAGTTCCGTTAGATGATATAAGTGGCACATTTGCTGTTGGTATGTATATCAATGATAGTCAAAATATATTACCACCAAACAGTCAAATTACTTCATTAGCTAATGATGGTACAACTTTGACAATTGGAATTGGCTATGACTATAACAAAACAATAAGTTTAACAAATAACTTATCACTTGTTGCTAACCCAGCAAATAATAACAATTACAAACTTTTTCCTGGCGCAAGAATAGTATTTGCCAACGACCCAGAACAAAACGCAAAAATATTTGTAACTAGCTTTAGTGTCATTACAGCAGGACAACCCCCTGTGATCACATTATCTGAAGCACCAGATGGCACAATAGAAGCAAACAACCAAGTAGTTGTTTTCAGAGGTTATAACAGTCAGGGTTATAGTTATTGGTATAATGGTTTAGTTTGGACACAATCACAAGAAAAAACAAATAACAATCAAGCTCCATTGTTTGATGTATTTGACAGCAATGGTATTAGTTTTGGTAACAGTGACGTATATCTAGGAACTAGTTTTGCCGGCTGTAAATTAATAGCCTACGGTATTGGCACAGGCACAAACGATCCTATTTTAGGATTTCCACTACGTTATAGTTCTGTAGACAATATAGGTGATATTAGTTTTGATATTTCATTCAACAGCGATACATTTAATTATGTAAGCGAAAGTAATCCTGTTACAGTAAATGTTAATACAGGTTATGTTTATAATGATATTGATTTAACAACTTATGAAAGATTATTGGGCTGGCAAACAGCAGTAGGGCCAAGTGTACAATATCAAATATTTGAATATAACTGGTATCGTGATTCAAACCCAACAGCTACATTTGTATTAGATGTACAACCAATACCTTCAACTGACAGTCCATGGCCTGTACTACAAGTTTATGTAAACAATGTAATTCAAAATTCAAGTAATTATACTGTAACACTTGGGGCATTAGCTAATGGCACACCGATTACAACTGTCACAGTAACTGTACCTGTAGAAATTACAAATACTTTAATTCAAGTCTTAGTATTAAGCAATGATGTAAGCAGCGTAGCATACTATCAAGTACCTATCAACTTAAGTAATAACCCATTAAATGGTAATATTACAACAGCCAACGTTGGCGATATAAGAAGACAATATGTAAGTATCTTTAATAATTGTCCTTACATTACAGGTGATGTATTTGGCAATAACAACTATAGAAACTTAGGAAACATTGTTCCTTATGGTAATGCTATCATTCAAAACAGCGCAAGCTTAGTATTGCCAGGAACATTCTTACGCAATTTAGATTTCAATCTTTTTGATTCATTGTCATACAACAGCAAACAATATATTAACTACAAAAATTTAATTGTAGCTACGGTTAACAATTATCCATTTGATCAACGTTATGATCCAGCATATGTATTAAACACAGCATTGGATATTATTACAGCAACAAAAAGTAATAATCAAAGTTTCTTCTGGAGCGACATGCTACCAGCAAAATCTCCTTATGCTTCAAATGTTTATACCTTTGAAAACAATTTACAAGTTACAGTATATCCTTTAAGTCAAGTTTATGATTTTTCACAAGCTAACTATAACGGTGTACTTGTATACTTGGCTAGAACAGTAGATAATCTTACAACAACAAAACAATTAGTACGTGGAGTAGATTATATTGTCAGTTCTACTGCTCCTAGTTTAGAAATCGTTATTGAATTGATGCCAGGCGATGTAGTTACAATTAACGAGTACAACCAAACTTATGGTAGTTTTGTACCAAATACACCTACAAAACTTGGATTGTATCCAGCATTTATTCCAGAAGTTGTATTAGATAGCGATTATAGTCAGCCAACATATTTTATTAAAGGGCATGATGGCAGTTATAATAAACTATATGGCGACTATATTGTTGAAACAGACACATTAGTAGATTATAGAGACCAAGCTTTATTAGAATTTGAAAAAAGAATATACAACAACTTAAAATTAAGTAATACAGTTCCAGTTCAACTGTATGACATTTTGCCTGGTTACTTTAGAAATAATCAATATAGCTACCAAGAATTTATCGAAATCTATCAACAAGGATTCTTAAATTGGGTTGGTCAAAATAGATTAACATATCAAACTCAATATTATAGTTCAACAGATGAATTAAGTTGGAACTATAGAACAACTAATAATAAGTTAGATAATTCACAAATAGGCATAGGTTACTGGAGAGGTATCTATCAATATTTCTATGACACATTTACTCCTAACACAACTCCATGGGAAATGTTAGGTTATAGCAACGAACCAACTTGGTGGACAAGTCGTTATGGTAGTGCTCCATATACAAGTAACAACTTAGTATTGTGGGGAGACCTTGAAATAGGATTTGATTATAACAATGGCGACAGCAGAATAATACCTGAAGCTGTAAGACCAGGTCTTACAACTATATTGCCAGTTGACACTCAAGGTAATCTTGTCAGCCCATTTGTAAGCGTTGTAGGAAATTACTACTCGGGTAGTTTTGAAAACAATTGGCAAGTTGGAGATGTTGGCCCTGTAGAATTAAGTTACAGACGCAGCAGCACTTGGCCGTTTGATTTAATGAGAATACAGGCGTTAACTAAACCAGCAGAATTTTTCAATTTAGGTGTTTGGGTAGATGACTACAAATACAACAGTGAATTTAATCAATATCTTGTTAACAACAGAAGTCATCTTATTATTACTGACATTCCTGTATATGGCAATGGCACACCAGTTACAAGTTATATCAACTGGATAGTAGACTATCAAAAACAATTTGGTATTGATGGTACAACAACACTAACTGAATTACTAAACAACATTGATGTACGTTTAGTATATCGTTTAGCTGGTTATAGCGATCAAAACTTATTAAACTTCTATGTACAAAGTACAAATCCAAATAGCAACAACAGTTCATTGTTGATACCTGATGCTAGCTATCAAGTATTGCTATATAGCAATCCTCCATATGAAAAACTTATATACAGTAGTGTGCTTGTTCAACTAACACCACAATATTTCTATAGTGTTAATGGAAACAGTCAAACAACAGCTTATTTCAATGTATTAAAACCAAAGAATGATGGACAATATAACTTTATTACTATAGACAACGTAACAGTTAAAGTAGCAAAAAATTATAGCGATACAGTCGAAGTTGTACCATATGGAACAACTTTTATTAATACTAATCAAGTAGCACAATTCTTAGCGAGTTATGGCGCATACTTAGTCAGTCAAGGCGCTGCCTATCAATATCAAGTTGATAGTGTCGTTGTTGACTGGCAACAAATGATAGCGGAATATTTATATTGGACACAAGTTGGTTGGTCAGCAGGTGCTACTATAGCACTTAACCCTGCTGCTTATGAATTAACTATTGACAAAGAAAATCAAATTGTACAGCCATTGAGTTTACAAGGTATTAACTTTGTATTAAATCAAAACTTATATCCAATTAAAAATTCAGATTTAAACATTGTTCGTAATGGAACAGAATTTACAGTAGCAGCATTAAACAAAGGCGATACAATTAGCTATGGTCAATTTAATTTAAGCAATTTTGAAAACGCTGTAGTGTTTGATAATTACACATTGTTTAATGATACAATTTATGATTTAATTACTGGCATAAGACAAAACAGAATTTATGTAAGAGGTGCTAAAACAGCTAACTGGGACGGCACATATAATGCTTCAGGCTTTATCATAAATCAGACAAACATACAACAGTGGGATCCTTCATTAAGATATACCAAAGGCGAAATCGTTCTTTACAAAAATCAATATTGGGTCGCACAACAAATTGTTCAACCAAGCGCAACCTTCCAACAAAAATATTGGATGATTAGTAATTATGGACAGATTCAAAATGGTTTATTGCCAAACAGCAGTACTAACAGCTTAGATAGCACACGATACTATGATATTAATTCAACTGCTTTAAATCCAGATGCTAACCTATTAGGTTACAGTTTGATTGGGTACAGACCAAGAGACTATGCTGCGTTAGTTGATTTAACTGACGAAACACAAGTTAATGTCTATCAAAATTTAATTAAAACAAAAGGTAGTACAAATGCTGTAAGCGCATTTGTTGGGGCAAACTTACCACAAGGTTCAATTAATTACAACGTATACGAAAACTGGGCTATTCAAACATCAAAATATGGCGGTGTATTAAATAACAACTTTATTCAATTTAAGTTAGACGCAGCACAGTTAGCAGGAAATCCATTTATTGTTGGGTTAACTGATGGAGTTTCAATACCAGGGGTAGAACAAGAAGTTCCGTTATACTCACTTTACAACTTTAGTGAGCCAGTAAACGATGTTAACGTACTGCCAACAATACCATATGCTCCTAGTGTTTTATTACCTGACGCAGGTTATGTAAACTATAACGATGTAAAAATGGTTTCATATTTTTACAGTCAATTAGGTTCAGCAGTTAATCAACAAGGCACACTTGTACCATTAAGCAATTTTTATGTAGGTGATTATGTATGGATAGCAAACTATCTAAACAAATGGAATGTCTACACGCCTATAGCAATTAACCAAGTTATTAATGTACAAAACAATTTAAACAGCACATGTGTTGTAACATTTGCCACACCACATAATTTACAACAATATGATTTGTTTGCTATTGTAAACTTTAACACTAATGTAAATGGTTATTATTCAGTATTGAATGTTGTAAGTTTAACACAAGTAACAATTTCATTATCACTAAGCACTACAACAAGAGCAATCAATGGTATAGGTGTAGGCATGATGCTATCATCGCAAAGAGTAAGTACTCCAGGTGATATAGCTAACTTGCCTTTATTAGCATTTGAATTTGAACCAAACACTGTTTGGGTAGATACAAACACAGATGGTGGTTGGGCAGTATATCAAAAAACATTAAACTACAATTATGAACAAGAAATAAATCACGCTGAAACTTTAGCTTTTGGCGCGGCAGTGCTTTATAATGAATTATTAGGTGGATATCTAATTAGTGATAACAAGTTAGGCGAAGTATATCGTTATGACTATAATGTTATTACAACAAATTATGATATTTTCCAAACATTAACAGGTAGTGATGTATCATATGGCACTAGCATGGTCAATGAAGGTTTAACTTATGTTATCAGTCAACCAACTGGCACACCTAAAATTTACATTTACACACTTAACAATTCAATATTAAGCGATTATTTAACAGAAACACAAGAGATAGCCGCACCCGGTGGGGCTACAGTCTTTGGAAATAGTTTGGCATTGTCTAATGACACTAACTGGTTATATGTTGGTGATAGTGCTGACAATAAAGTTTATGTTTATAGAAAACAAAATATACCTTTACAAGCAGGATATTTTGTAGCAGGTGAAACATATATCATTACTAGTGTTGGCACAACTAACTTTAAGACTATTTGCGCTACACCGATTACAAACACAGTAGGTACAATATTTGTAGCAACAGGCGCAGGGTCAGGCACAGGCACAGCTACACAAATATCATACAAATATTCTACAGTTATCGATGGTAGCCTCTTTAGTTCAAGTGGAGATAAATTTGGTAACAGCATAGCAACTGACTATTATGGCGACACAGTTGTGATTGGCGCACCAGGAGTTGAATATGTTCCTTCAACAATTTCAAATTGGGGTAGTTCATATGTCTATCAACGTAGCGTTCAAAACTTCGTAGCACAATTTACAAATATTGACATAATTAGCAAATTTAATTTAGCATGGACACCAACACACGTAGATAGAACAGCAAATGCTGTAAGCAGCGGTACTATTATACAATGTAATGCCGACATGACAGGATTTAGTGTAAATCAACCCGTGATGTTTACAGCATTTACAACTCCAACAGTAGCAGGTAGTTTTGTTGTAGGTGTAACTTACACTATTGACAGCGTAGGTACTACAGACTTCACAGCTATTGGCGCAGGTAGTAATAACGTTGGTGTAGTATTTACAGCAACAGGCGTAGGGTCAGGAACTGGCACAGCATTAGCATCAGTGAATTTTGGCAACAGTGGTGTAGTTCCATATGTTGTTTATTACATAAACAGTATCAGTGGCAGTAACATCACCATTAAAACTTCAAGATCATCAACAACCCCAGTTTCATTAACTAATGCGACTGGTTTATATTTCAATGTCAATGTACAAACAGATCCTTTATATGTAAGTGTAAATGGTAATCTTGTAGATGACAGCAATTACGCTGTTGCTGGATCAACATTAATTTACACAGGACAATTAACAGCTGGTGACATTGTTAATGTCAGTGACAATGTATTCACAAAAGTTCAATCTTTAACTACAGAATCAACACCTGAAGTAGGTGTACAGTTTGGTAACAGTGTTGATACAACAGCATATGGCACAGAAATCATTGTTGGCGCACCGTTTGAATTAACAACTCAATTAGTTGAAGGCGCTGTATATAGATTCACAAATAGTGGCGGTAGATTTGGTACCATCACAGGCACAAGTGCTGTTAATCTAACACAACAAAGAACTATTTTAATCAATGGATTTGAAGCTGTTCTTCCAGTTGGTGACGCAGCATCAGCAGCACAGGCAATCATTCAAGCTAATATTATAAATGTTACAGCATCAGCAAGTAATAACATTTTAACAATTAGTATAATTAATAATGACTTAGCACAAGCAAATGAAAAATTGTTAATTTCAACACTTGATAGCGCAGCTTTAACAGAATTAGGTATTACTCCATATACATTAACTCAAACAATACTTTGTCCACACGAAGATGGGGCAACACAGTTTGGTACAACTGTTAAATTCAATGAATATGGCAGCTTTGTAGCTAGTGCGCCAGTTGGCACAAGATATGAAGATACAACATTTGATAACATACAATATCCAGACAATGATACAATCTTTGATAACAACACCACACAGTTTATTGACACATTCCCAAATGCTGGTGCTGTTTATATGTTTGATTACTTAGAAGATTTCAATGAAACAATAAACAATGTTGGAAATTTTGTTTATGCTCAAAGTGTAAACGCAAATGATTTAGTGTATGGCAATCAGCCAATGTATGGCACAGCACTAGACTTTGTAGGTAATAGAGTTGTAATAGGCTCAAGTAAATTTGCTGGCATTCCCAATAACTTCAATGATAGCTTTACATTAGGTTACGGACAAGTTGTAACTTATGTAAACACTGTAGGAACTCAAGACTGGTCAGTATTGCGTCAAACATCTCCAATCGTTGATATTAATCGTATTGGTTATACTCAAATTTTTAATTCTCAAAATAACCAAACACTTTTACATTTAGATTATTTTGATCCACTACAAGGAAAATTATTTGGTATAGTAGCAGAAAACATTGATGTTGTTAGTCAAATCGACCCTGCTAGCTATAACAACGGTAATGTAACACAACAATCAGTAGTATGGGGCAAAGAAAAAGTTGGTAATATTTGGTTTAATACATCAAACGTACGTTTTGTAAACTATCATCAAAATGATGTTACATATAACAGCGCATACTGGGGAACAGTATTCCCAGGCAGTGATGTCGCTGTCTATTCATGGATAGAAAGCGCAGTTCCACCTAGTAGCTATCAAGGTCCAGGTATACCATACAACACAAACTTATTCTCTATTGAAACTATATTAAACAGTTCACAAGAAGCAACAGTTGTTTATTATTTCTGGGTAAGAAATAGTAGCATAATTTTTGAAAATATAGGCAAAACATTAAGTGATAATACTATAGCAACTTATATTGCTTATCCATTCTATTCTGGTATAAGTTATCTAGCACCAGTCTTGCCAAGTGTGTTTAGTGTTTATAACAGTCAACAATTATTAAACGGCAATACAAGTGTTCTTAACATTGGATATTCAACTGGAAAAACAGATGACGAATATCATAGTGAATATGCTTTAATTAAACAAAATTATTATGAAGATTTCTTGCCAGGATTGCCAACACTAGAAACTCCTGAACCAACATTATTATATCGTAGATTCTTATACAGCTTGTCAGGCGTTGACGGTTTAGGACAAGTAGTACCAGATCCATTCTTGCCGCTAGCAGTACAAACTGGTATTAGCGCAAGACCAAGACAAAGTTTCTTCTTAGACAGATTTATTGCCTTACAAAACTATATTTTATTTGCTAATAGTACATTGGCACAATATCCTATAGCTGAAACAAGAGAAAATGCTACATTCTTGTTTGCCAGCGGCGAATTTTATAACACACAAGATTATTGGACTTATGTAAACTGGTGGGCACCAGGCTATGATGATAGTGTAAGAGCAAATGTTGTTGTTAGCATTTATGCTGATTTGTCAACACTAACAGTAGCAGACAAAACAATAGCAAAAGTTCAGAAAAACGGTAAAGGTTTAAATGAATGGTATATCTATTCAAGTGCTACTGATAGCTGGATTAGAATAGGATTACAAAACGGAACTATACAGTTTAGCAGTAGTCTATATGATTATGCTAGCGCGGGATATGGCTGGGCAGGTAATTTCTATGGCACAAGTAGTTATGACAATTATCCTTCAGAAGAAACATATTGGATTATTAGAGCATTAAATGAACAAATTTACACAAGTGAATTATTAATTTATAGAAATCAAAGTTTGATTTTGATGTTTGAATATATTCAAAGTGAAGCAACATCATCACAAAATTATCTTACATGGTTAAACAAAACAAGCTTAGTTGATGTATCTCACAATATTAGAAACTTGCTTCCATTAGAAAATTATCAAAGTGATAATCAAGATTTCTTATCAAAATACTTGACTGAAGCATTACCATTCCACGTCTTTATTAAGAACTTTACATATGTTTATACAGGTAATGAATTGTATGCTGGTACATTAACTGATTTTGATTTACCTGCTGGTTATAATTCTACAATTGAACAGTTTGTAAGTCCAGAACTTGTCTATGAAAATCCAGACAATACTACAACTTACTTGCCAACAGCAGAAATTTGGCAAGAACAACAATACAATGACTGGTTTGAAAATTATGGTGTAAGTTTAACAGGTCAAACTGATGTAACTATCACAACATTAAAAGCATATATAAGTTTAGGCAGCAGCTTCATTGTTGTGTACAATGCTAGTGGTTTCCCAATCAATGGTGTGATTACTATTGGTACTGAACAAATTGCCTATGGACATGTAGATCGTGCTACAAATGTTTTAAGTCAATTAATTAGAGGTTACAACCAAACAACTGTTCAAACTCACTTACCAGGATCAGATATTATAATAGATTTGCCTGCTGTGCTGTTATTGAATGGTTCACGAGGCTATCAAAACCCACCAAGAGTACTAGCTTATATTGACACAAGCATATACCCTGCTCCAAAAGAAGCAGCAGTGTTAGAAGCAGTCATGAGTTTAGATACTGTAGTAGGTGTAAATGTTATTAATCCAGGCAGAGGCTATGCCGTTCTTCCAGAAATTATATTTGACACAGCAGTTACAGTTCCATTCAGTAGCAACAATGTCAATATTTTAAATAACACAATTCAAATTTACGCTCCACAGTTCCAAACAGGAGACTTAATAAAATACTTAAGTGATCCTAATGGAGTGAATGTAGGTGGATTACAAAACAATCAATGGTACTATTTAAATGTACTTGAAACCGTTCCAGCTATTATTGTTGCTTTGTATGAAAATTATGCTGATTGCGTAAACGACACAAACCGTATTAATATTTTAAGCACAGGAACAGGCAATAACCATACATTAAACTTAACCGCTCGTGCTAGTGCTGTTTCAACCGCAGTTCCAGTAAGAGAAAATATTGTAACATTAAAATATGACAGAACAACATATAATACAAAAGTTACAGACTGGAAAGCAGACGCATTCTATGGTAGCTTCTTTGCTGGCGATTTATTAAATGTTGAGCAAGTCAGTAGTAGTGATCTATCTTTACAAAATTCTCAACCTCCAATTAGCAGCATCTTAGCTAGCGCACATGGCGCCGGTTTTGAAATAGTAAGTGTTGGCAACAATCAACAAGTTGAATGGTCAAGCTCAGTAAGATATGTTTATGCTACTGTTAGCGCAACTAATAGCGTCAGCTTAAAACTTGATAGCGGTAATTTAGAAAATGCCTCAGGCAGTACAATTGGTATGACAGTTGACATGCCAGTTCAATTTGCTGGAAGTGTAGGCAACAGTGGGTTAAGTGTTGGTATAGTTTATTATGTAAAAGAAATTTTAAGCTTAACTGATTTTACAATTTCAGCAACAGTTGGTGGACCTACATTAAGCTTAAACAATCAGATAATTTCAGTAGCAGGATGTTCAATGTTTGTTGCTCAAGTTGTAAACACAGCAACATTAACTGTAAATTATCCTGGTATTAGACAAGTTACAAGTACAACAGCCAATGGTTATGTAAACAGAGGTTATTTCACTATTCCATTGAACTCAACAGGTACAGGTGGCACAACTGGATTCTATATTGGATTACCTGTATTCTTTGTAGGTGATGTATTTGGTGGAGTTATTGAAAATGTAACTTACTATGTACATACTATTTTAGATAAACAAAACTTTACATTGTCTCAAACAACAGATTTAACCACATTTGGTGTAGTTTCAGCCAGTTCAAGTACGAAATACGTAACATTAGAAACAACAGTTGGGTTAAGCGTAAACGAACCATTTGTGATCAACGATGCTATTATAAACGGAACAGCAAGTTCTACCTTTGGTAATATCAGTTCATCAACAATCTATTATGTAAGTCAAATTATTAATAGCACACAAATTACAATTTCTACTCAATATAATGGTAATGTGTTTGATCCAGGTAATGTAAGCGCAAATGACGAAACTAGCGCAACATTAACAAGTCAATCTGACACATTGTTATTAAGTTCTGCTACAGGCAGTATGACTATTAACTTGTCATTACCTGTCAGCCCTGGTCAAGTTCAAAATCAGTTGTTTACATTATATCAAACAAGCAAACAATATGCTGGCATTACTAGTGGTGTAATAAGCAATCAATTAAGTGGCAACATCAATGCTATTTTGACAACAACTAACTATGTTTCAGTTAATAGCACAAATCATATGTATGTTAATATGCCATTTACTGTTGGGTCAGGATTTAATGGTTTAAGTGCTGGATTATATTATGTAAGTACTATTGGTAACATTTCAGTAACAGTAACAAACACATCATCAACTGGAAACTTATTAACCTGTAGTAACACAGATGTATTATATCCTGGCATGCCAATTATATTCACAGGTGTAAGTTTAGGAACAGTTGTAATTGGTCAACAGTATTTTGTATTCACAATTACTGATAGTCAACACTTTACAATTAGCTACACACCAATTAAAACTGTAAAAATTACAGGATCAAATACAAGTCAGTTTACTTGCGATAGTACTTTAAATTTAGCCCCTGAAACACCAATCACATTTGTAGCAGATGTCACAGGTGGAGTCACAAAGAATACAGAATATTATGTAAAAACTATTGTAGACTTAACACACTTTACAATAAGTGCTACACCAGGCGGAAGCGCATTAACTCTAACAAGTAGTTCACCAACATATCCAATGATTGGATTTATCGACTATTCTGAATCTGTATTACAAAATGATAATGGTTTAATGATTGGAACAGGTACACCATATATTACATTAGAAACAGGTAATCCATTAAGTACTACCCCAACTCCTGTAACAATTAGCCATACAGAATTTGGTCCTGTAACATATGAACAAACACCAGTAAGCACACCATCATTCTCAGTTAGTTATGTAATAGGTGGGTATAATGCTATTATTGAAAGTGCTGGACAGGGTTTTGCTATAGACAATATTATTACTATTAGCGGAACAACTATTACACCGGATGGGCTTTCACCTGCTAACGATATAACATTGCGTGTAAACAATATTGATAGTTATGGAGCAATCTTAAGTGTTCAAGTATCAGGAACTCCTCCAAGTGATACATCAAATCAATATTACATGAGAGTAACAGGAACAAATACATTTGAAGTGTATAGTAATCCATTGTTGACAGCACCAGTCAGCGGATTACCTGATGTATTCCCATATGTTGGTTTCACGACTACAACAGCTACAGCAACTAGTAGTTCAACAATTACAGTAGCAAGCACTAGTGGATTTAATGTTTATGATCCAGTAGTCTTTACTGGAACAATTTTTAATTCAAACATCGTTTTAGGTCAAACTTATTATATAGCAAGTATAACACCAAGTACAAGTATTACAATTTCAAATACTGTAGGCGGTTCAGCAATCAGCCTAGGTACTTCATCAGGAAGTATGACAATGGCCAAAGCAGGCAGTTATGCTTTCTTACCTGAACCATTCTATTTCCAACAAAGCGTTGTACGCTTCAATGGGCAAGTATATATTTGTATTGTCAGTAACAATGACAAAGAGTTTATCTATGGTAAATGGCAACTTCTTGACAGTGGTTCAAGAGAGTTAAACGCTTTAGATAGAATTATAGGATATTATCAACCAACTGTCAATATGCCAGGTTATGGTTATTATCAAGACAGAGCAATACAATTAGGTATACCTGTTATTGATATGAGTCAGTTGTTGACTGGCACCATATATCCATACAGCACATATTTTGGTAATTACTTCCAGCCAAGTTTAGAATTGCCAGTTGATGTAGAATTACAAGATAAACCATTCTATCCATCGCAAATTAATTTAGCTGGCATTATTTACAATGGTGTAACATATGTATCTCCGGCTAATACAAGTCAAGGGGCAGCATTGGCTACAAATACATCTGATGACATATGGAATGTAACAAGTTTAACAACAAGCAATTCAGATATTACCTCAATTAATTTTGTAAACAACAAATACTTATTGACAACAGGTAACAGTGCTACGCCTATACTTAGAAGCGTTGACGGTATAACTTGGAGTAGCTTAGGCTATTATACAAGTGGCACAACAACAACATTAAATTTAGCTGGCTTAACACTTCAAGACAGCGCGTATGGTAATGGAGTATATGTAGCAGTTGGGTCTTCAATTATTACAAGCACTGATGCTACAAATTGGAATCAAACATTTACATTTAATAATAACTTGACAGAAATGTTATATGGCGTAACATATGTGACATTAAATGGATTCACAGGATTCGTTGCTGTGGGCATTGGCCAAAGATTTGATTATAGCACTGGCTTTACAGAAATTGTACCAACGGACATAGTATTAACAAGTACAAATGGTAGTTCTTGGAATGTAGTGCCATCATTTGCTTATCATGGATTCTATAGTGTAACAGCAAATAATAATACATTAGTAGCAGTTGGCCAAAACGGCGCAATTTACACAAGCGCCAATGGCACAAATTGGAATGGTATCAACGAAACAAATATTGTTGGCGTCAACACAAATACAAATGTAATAAACGTAGGCAATACTTCAGGATTTACCGTAGGGGAAACTGTAAGATTTACACAATCATTTGACGTAATATCATCAAGCACAACTTACTATATTAAAAATATAGTAAATGGCACACAAGTACAAGTTTCTTTAACAAGTGGCGGATCAGCAGTTACATTAAACGGAACTAATCCAACTGTTGGATTAGCATTAATGTACGCTTATCCATATACAACAGACTTAACAAATGTAAATTATATTAACGGACATTTTGTAGCAGTAGGTAATACAGGGTTAATAAAAACAAGTACAGATGGAATAACTTGGGCAAGTCAAACTTCTGGTACAACACAAAACTTAACAGGATCTACTTATCACAGTGGCACTTATACTGTGGTTGGTTATGATAATACAGTAATTCAATCAAATAACTTATCAACTTGGACACAAACTGGCATATTTGAAACTCCAAGTGCCATATATAATGTAACAGGTGCTCCATTTGATTTTGGTTATGGACCTGAAGAATTAGTAGCAGGTGTAGTGTCAGACAATTTAAGTATGATTGTCAATACAAGACCAGGTACAAACTGGGATCCAACAGAATATGCGCATACAGGATTTGGCGTTACAAGCATTCAATTAACTCCAACTACAGCATTACAAACTGTGTATAGTTTTGCTTCAGCAGAAGTTCAAGTACCATCAACTATAGCAGTATATGTAATCAGTGGTAGTACTGGATTATGTACAAAAATTTATAACTATACTGTAAATTATATTAATCAAACAGTAACATTAAGTTCACCTTTAACTTTCGGTTCAGTAACTGATAGTTTAAGAATAGATGTTTATGAGGTTGGTAACGGTTATCAGTTAGTAAAATCAAGCACACAATATAATCCAATAGTAATTAATTCAAATGGGTTTGAAACAATTCATACTCCTGCTAATTACGCAGGAGAGATTTCTAGTGGCAACGGGGTAATCAGACCAGGAACACAGCCAATTGAAGTAGACGCATTAGCAACAAGCAGCAGCACAAATTCTATAACAGTTACTGGAATAAGCAATTTTACATTAAACAAACCTATTAGCTTCCAAGGCACCGTATTTGGTAATATTGTTGAAGGTACAACATATTATGTTAAAAGCATTAGTACTATTACAAGCAGTATAACAATATCTGATACTATTGACAATAGTACAGGCATAGCTGGCGCAACTTTTGCGTTGGCTGATGACATTGGTGATATGACATGTATTATTGCTGGATCAACAGGTGTTTATTGGACAAGTCCAATTGTTTATCACAATGGAACTAAACTTGTTGCTGGACAATTAAACTTTGTTTCAACAACAATATCGAGCACAAATTCTATTGTTTGCGCAAGCGTAAGTCAATTAGTATCTGGAACACCAGTTACATTTGATAAAAATATTTTTGGTGGCATAACTCCTTTACAAACATATTATGTTAAAACAGTTAACCCAACTAATAATAGTTTTACAATTTCAGCTACAAACGGCGGCTCAACATTTACACTAAGTAATGCTACTGGTAGTTCAAGTTTTGTAACTTATGATTACGCTATTGGATTGGCAAAGGATAGTTTAACTAGTGATATAATATTCAGTGGTAATTATGGTAGTAGCGACTACATAAGTTATACATTGTTTGGTCAAACAACACCAGTTCAATATGGTTATACTATGCCTGAAACTCAAATCTTTACAGGTAATGGTTCGACAACAGTATTTAATTTATCAAATTATATTGATACTGACAGCAGTGTAAACGCAATTGTAGAAGTACAGGGTTTAAGAGTAGATCCTTCAACTTACACTATAAGCCCAGCATATAACAATATTACATTTAACAGCGCTCCGTCTGGCACAATAGCGGTAACTACATATAACTTGACCGATTATCAGTATTTGCATACTCAATCAGGAATAACAAATAATACAGTTGCTAATATTGTATTTGTCAACAACAATGTTATGTCTGTGGCTGGTACAACAAGAATTACAACAGGAATAGCACATAATCTTTCAACTAACGACATTGTAAGACTTGATGGCATTATAGGTAGTAGCCAACTTAACAATAACACATATTACGTACATGTAATTGATAGTAACAATTTTGACATTTACACATCAAGTTACACTATGTCAGGTGTAAATAGCCCAGTAGTTGGAGTTTCAACCTATCAAAGTGGTGGTTATGCTTGGATAGATGGTACTTATATTATAAGTGATACAACAGCCACAGCTTCAACAGTACAAGGGGAAATCACAGTATCATCAACTAACGGTTTACAAATTGGAACACCTGTGTATTTTACAACACCTCAGGGAAGTCTGGGACAAACAGTATTAGGGGCAATTACTACAGGCACAGAATACTATGTCAACGACATTGTAGATAGCACTCATTTCTATGTAAGCACAAGTCGTTATGGTACAAATTTAACATTGGGTTCAACTAGCGGTCAAACAGTAAATGTAACCCAATGGCAACAAACAAATGTTGATAGATTGTATGTAACTATTAATGGGTACAGAGTTCCTTCAAGTTCATTGCGTGTTAATCCAGGCAATTACATAAGTATTTTAAGTACAATTCAACAATCTGACAGTGTAACTATTACAAGCATGGTTCCTTCAGCAACTCCTAATATGATGCGCTACTACTTAAATGTAAATCGTTATGGCGTTCCAACAGTGTACAATGCTAATAGTTCAACTACTTGGTTAATATTACCAGTTGGTGATTTAGATAGCACAATCTATGTTAAAGATGTGACACAATTAACACAAACAATTGTTCAAAATGTAGTTGCCCCAAGTAAAACTAATAATATTATCGAAATTCCATTAAATGTAGATAAGAGAACATTAAGCAGTCTTACAGTTTACAACAACAATACAGCAAGTTACTTGCCAACTAGTGATTATTATGTACAACTTATTGACTTATATCCTTATGTCTTTATAACAAATGGCGTAAATGTAGGTGATAATCTTACAATCACAGCATTAGAAGGTAACACAGTTTACGTAAACGGAGAACAAATCAAGTTTACAAGTATCAATGGCCCAGTTCAAGCTGGTTATATCGTCAAAGGACAAACTTATACCATTGATTACATAGGTACAACTGACTTTACACGAATAGGCGCAAGTAGCAATACAGTTGGGGTCACATTTGTAGCAAATGATGGTATTTCAAGTAATCCAAACGGTACACAAATTGGTACAGGAACTGGCACAGCAGTCAGTCAAAATACATTATGTGGAATACAAAGAGGGGCAAACGGTACAGCACAGCAAACTTATATTCCAGTAAATACTCCTGTATTAGGATTATTACAACGAAATCTATTGCCTGAAATATATTATAATCAAACTTGGAATCCAATTCCTGGTGTTTATAATGTAACAGAGGGAGATCCATTACAAATTGCTGATACAACGCCAGCGACCTTCTTACAATCGGATTAAAAACTATGATAAATAATTCTATGAATTTAAATAAAGAAAAGAAGGAAAACACTGTGGTTTCCAATCCAGCTAAAAAGCCAAATGAACTAGGATCAATACAATTTTCATCGCATGTGAAGATTTATGACCCTAATACCAAAGAAGTTTTGGTTAATAAAAGAGGGGATAATTAAATGTCAATAATCAATTATGCCCTAAAAGTTGAAGGCTTTTTAAAAATTTATGATCCAAACAATTTAGAAGTGTTTGTAGAAAAGAAAAATGCTATTAACTATGAAAACATGAGTATAGCATTAGCAAACACATTAAGTAACAGAGGCTATGGTGAAATCTATCAAATGGCATTTGGTAATGGCGCAGCCAGCGTAGACAGCACAGGGGTAATTACATATCTTCCCCCAAATACTACAGGGCAAAACGCTTCGCTTTACAACCAAACATATGCCAAAATAGTAGATGATAACAGCGTTTTTAACACAGATCCAACACGCAATAATATGACCGTGTATCATACAAGTGGCACAGTTTATAGTGATATATTAGTTCAGTGTTTATTAGACTACGGCGAACCTGCTGGTCAAAATGCTTTTGACAACAGCACGCAAACTAATAGTTCGTTTATTTTCGATGAATTGGGGTTATTAGCAAATAATGGTGTAGATACATATGGGCAAGTTATTACAAGTTTATTAACACATGTTGTATTTCATCCAGTTCAAAAAAGTTTGAATAGACAGATTCAAATTGATTATACAATTCGTATTCAAAGTTTAACAAACTTAGTTACAACAAGTCCTTCACAGGTTTAATGGAGCTTAGATAGTGTCATATGTAATTTATAAAACTGATGGTACAATATTAACAACTATACCAGATGGCACTATTAATACCACATCGACTTCACTTCAATTGCCTGGACGATTATATCCAGGCTATGGTCAAGTATTAGATACAAACTTTGTTTGGTTACTTCAAAATTTTGCTAGTAGTAATGTACCACAAAATCCCTTAGCAGGACAATTATGGTATAATACATCAAACAATGTTTTACAATTGTGTCCTATTGACGGCGAAAGTAATGCTGCCAATTGGCAAACTGTTGTAAGTATTAGTCCATCAAGCGCCAATTTAATATTAGGAAACTTAACTGTAAATGGAAATATTGCTGCTAATAATATATCAGCAACTAATAATGTCTCAGCTAATCTTGCGAACGTTAATTACTTGACAGTTAAAAACAATGCCAATATCGCAAATATTTCAGTAAATGGCAATGCCACACTAAATTCAATTTTATCAACTAATATTACTACAGGAAGTTCATCAACAAATGGCACTCTTACCGGTAACTGGACTCTTGGTATAGGTTCAAATATTTACGGATTAAACATTTCAGCAGCAAATATTATTGGCAGCGTAGCTAGTGCCAATGTTGCTACAGTAGCTAGCGAAGTATCAGCCAATGCTCAACCTAATATTAATGTATTAGGAACATTAACTTATCTAACAGTATCAGGTGGGATAACCTCAAACATCTATACTTCTACTACTCCACAAGGAACAAGCCCATTTAATATTGCTAGCAACACACTAGTTGCTAATTTAAACGCTAATTTATTAAATGGATACAGCAGTAATATATCAAACACTCCTTATACAGCAGTTATAAGAGATAATTTTGGTAATGTTAATGGTAACTTTATTTTAGGCAATGGTTATTATTTAACCGGAGTTAACAAGGGAGTACAACCAAATATTGGATATGGCGCAAGTAATGTTAATATTGCTTCAGCAGATGCGAACGTAACTGTTTCTGTATTTGGTATTCCTAATACTGTTGTTTTTACAAGTTCAGGTGTAAACGTAGCTGGCACTGTAACAGCAAATGGCGGTTATGTTGGAAGCTTGATTACAGGAAGTCAACCTAATATTACAACTGTTGGCACATTAAATAGTTTAACAGTAGCCGGAAATATAACAACAGCTAACGCAAGTTTAGGAAATGTAGTAACAGCAAACTACTTTGTTGGTGATGGGCATGGATTAACAAATTTAAACATATCATCTGCTACAGTATCAAACGCAAATTACGCAAATTTTGCTGGAACAGTAGTATTTGGTTCTCAACCTAATATTACAAGTGTAGGTACACTTACCAACTTAACATCTTCTGGTAATATAACAGGGTTGCGTTTTATAGGCAATTTTGTAGGAAATGGAGCCAGCATTAGTAATATAAATGGTGCCAATGTAACAGGAGCAGTAGCATACGCAACTACAGCTAATAGTGTAGCTGCAGCAAATGTCTCAGGAACAGTAGCAAGTGCCACAGTGGCTGCCAGCGCAAATAGCGTAGCAGGTGCTAACGTAGTAGGATCAGTTTCAGTAGCAAATGTAGCTAATAGCGTATCAGGAAGTAATGTTTCAGGAACAGTTAACAGCGCCACTTACGCAGCAGTAGCAAATAGTGTAGCTGGGGTTAACGTATCAGGACAAGTCAGCTACGCCGCTGTAGCTAACAGCGTAGCGGGTGGTAATGTTTCAGGCAAAGTTGCTAACGCAAGTTATGCCGATAATGCTGGCAACGCAATTAACTCAACTAATTCAGCTAATGCTAATTACGCTAATAGCGCAGGAACAAGCACATTTGCGACAAGTGCCGGAACAGCAAGCACTGTTACAACAGCAGCACAACCAAACATTACAAGTGTAGGTACATTAAGCAGTCTAAGTGTTTCAGGAAGTTTAAGCGCAAGTTCACTATCTGGTGATGGTGGCGGATTAGCTAATATAACTGGCGCAAACGTGACAGGTACAGTTGCTAACGCAACCTACGCAGCAAACGCAGGATACGCCACAAATGCTGGGCTAGCCTCTACAGTTACTACATTAAATTCACCTCAAATTATAAGTGCATTGGGATTTACACCTTATAACTCAACCAACCCATCAGGATTTTTAAATACAAGCAATTTTAATCCAAGCGCAGGTAGTCCAGGATATATTACTTTGCCAGGTGGAATATTAATGCAATGGGGCAAATTTGACTACACTGCTAATGAACAACTTGTGGGTCCAGTAGCTTATCCTGTACCTTTTAGCAATACACCATGGTCTGTAATAGCTACTCCTTATATAAACGGGGCTAGCGGGACTGTGGACTTATGGCTTCAGGTAGTTTGGGGACTTACGAATAACTATAATTTCTCGGTTCAATATCAAAGAGCAACAAGTAGTTCAGGTAACCTTAACGGCTTTACATGGGTAGCTTTTGGACCAGCATAATTTAATTTAGATAAATACAGTAACGGAGTTTTTTGAATGGCATATACGATAGTTAAAAGCAATGGTACAGTATTAACAACTATTGCTGACGGCACAATTAATACAACAAGTACTAGTTTAGGCTTACCTGGCAGAAACTATGCTGGTTATGGTCAAGCATTAGATGAAAACTTTGTATATCTAGTTGAAAATTTTGCCAAATCAACTCCTCCTGCTAATCCTTTAGCAGGTCAACTTTGGTTTAATACAAACAACAGCACAATGTATATTTGCCCTGCTGATGGCACAACTAATCAAGCATCTTGGTTAGCACTTACAGCTACAGCAAGCGGTGGTAACACAACATTCGGCGCAGTAACAGTTACAGGCAACTTGTCTGCTAATAACGCAGCTATTGTTAATACTACAACAGCAAACGCTGCTAGTGTTAATTTTCTTACTGTAAATAGCAATGCCACAATAGGCAACGCTAGCATAACTTCTGCTAACATTGGCACATTAACAACACAAGTAATTACAACAGGTGGTTCTTCTACATCAGGATCAATCACAGGTGTATGGACAGCAACAGGTTCAGGAACTGCCAATGGCGCAGCAGGTACAGCAATGTACATTACAGGTGGCAATTTATTAGTTCGAGGTAGCGGTAATATCGGTATTAGAACTGATAACTATTATTATGCCAATGGTAACCCTATTAGTTTCGCTGGTACATACAGCAATAGCAACGTAGCAGCGTATCTGCCAACATATGGCGGTAATATATTAGTTACTCAAATTACAGCAAACGTAATAACAACTGGCGCAAACACTAACCCAGGTTCAATTACAGGTAACTGGGCATTAACAGCAGGATCAAGATTAGTAGCTACATACGCTGACTTGGCAGAAAGATTTGCCGCTGACGAAGCATATGACGCGGGCACAGTTGTAGAATTAGGTGGTGAAAAAGAAATTACTGCTGTAAAATATGAATTAAGTGAAGATGTATTTGGTGTTATAAGTAATACTGCTGCTTATTTGATGAATAGCGGCGCAGGCGATGATGACACACATCCTCCAGTAGCGGTTACAGGTAGAGTACAAGTAAAAGTTACTGGTAAAGTTAACAAAAATGATAGATTAGTAAGTGCGGGAAATGGTCTTGCTAGAGCAGCAAACAGAAATGAAATTACAGCATTTAACGTAATTGGTCGCGCACTAAATAGTAAAACAACAGATGGAATTGGCACAGTAGAAGCCATAGTAATGATAGTATAATAGGGTTTAGAAATGACTTACGCACAGTATGGATTGATACAAGCAACAGATTTTAACACGTTAGTTGGCACTACTAACTTTACAGCAGGCACACTTAATACGGTTTGGGCAACAGGTGGTGGTAGTGCAGGATATGGACAAACAGCAGTAGGTCAAGTAACAGCAGGCGGCACTGTAACAGCCGCAGGTCAATGGAATGCATTAGTTAGTAACACAGCAAGCGCAGCTACACACCAGGGCACAAGCATTACAGCAGTCACAGCACCTGTAGCTGGCAACACAATTACATATGTAAGTGCTATTTCAACAAACTTAACAACAATTTATAATAGCAGACTTAATGCTGCTAGCCAAGGTTCAACAACATCAAACACAGCAACTTTTGGTAGCACATGGAGTAGTGCGTTAACATTCACATTTACTGCTACATTTGCCAACGGCGATGCTGCTCGTTATTTCTTTAACAGTGGCGGTCAATTAGCATTAACATGCAGTCACCCAACTGGTACAGGTATTAACTTATTGTTAAACAACTTAGCAAGTAACGTTGGTACA